ACACGTATTTTAAATAAAATTAAAGGCGGTGAGCTTTCTGAAGATTTAGATACGTTGTTTGAAATTGCGGCCAAAATTGGAGAGTTGGTTTCAGATAAGTCTGTTCGCGAAGCTCTAACCAGCACGCTGCAAGAGATTAAAACTAATGTCACAAATCTTCAAAGCTGGCAAACCGAAATGGATAACCTAGACCTAGTGGGTGAGTACAATAAAGCTAAGGCATCATAATGGCGTTAAAAGATCAACTGACAAGTCTCATTCCTTTAATAGCTCAAGATGTTAAAGGTAAAGGCGGTTCGTCTGTGTTAATGCAAGGCAATGGACGACCTGATCAGCCAGAGACAACGGATGGAAAAATTACCGGAAATGAGCCAAACGGCACGCTCTACAACTCTACAAATGGTGGGGGAAGTGGAGCGTATTTGTGGCATAAACAAGCTGGAAAGTGGACGGTTATTTATGGCGACACAGGTTATAAACGGCAATCTCAAGTGGTAAATATTAAGCAAGGATACGTGGCGCTCCGTAGGGTTAATAACACTGTTGAGTGTCATTTTTCCGGTGGGCCATGGGGTGGAATTTCATTTTACGGGAGTGCGAATCCAAAATTCAGCCGCAAGAGTCACGCTAAACGGATGGATATTTTAGGCAACTCAAAAATTCCGATAGGATTTCGCCCGGATATATCTATCATGGTTCCCTTTTACAACGATGATGGTGATCATATTGGCATGGTCTATGTTGGAGGCAAATTTAATTACAACTATATCGAGCTGCGATTTGCTGGGAATGTACCGAGTGCAGACTTAGATGCTGTGCGATTGCCAATAATTACATGGATGACGAATGAACCATTTCCAACCAACTAAAGTCGGTAACGCTACGCAAAAAATAAAAAGGTTGACGAAGGATTATAAAGCAGAACGCACCAAATCACTCAACCTTTCAAAGGTTATATCACCAAAATAGTCTAACGAGCCATTCCAGCAAGTGCGAACTATAAGTTTAAGCTCCAAATTTAAACGCCCTTTAATAACAATTTAAAGGGCGTTTTTTTGGGGTTTAGTTAATTTGTAATTTATTTTGCATAAGCATTCTCTTTTATGCAAAATAAATCCCTATTTTATGCAAAAAAAAGCGCGAACTTATATTCTTTTGCTAATCTTAATTAGCCCATACCGTATTTTTTCAATTTCTTACGCAATGTACCACGGTTAATGCCGAGCATGTTTGCTGCACGGGTTTGGTTACCGCGGGTGTATTGCATAATCATATCTAACATCGGGTGTTCAACTTCCGCTAATACTAATTCGT